TAATGCAATGATTAGCGCTTTCAAATTATCAAGTAAAGCAATCAAATATCTTGATGAATTGCAAAGCAAAAAACAAATGGTTGCATAACATAAACAAATCTGTATAATGTTATACAACACGGTGGCTAGGCATGGTGTTTAGCCACCACTTAACAACAACAACGGAGATAACAAATGAAAAAATATATATTAAACATGCTTACATTCGGTTTATACAATCGAGTAGACTTGATGAGCCAAGCACTGATTGATGCAGTAGCAAAGCAAACAATTAGAAATCAAGAGTTACAAAAGAGTATAGATGATATCGAGCAACCTGACATTGATGATGCAGTTGATACATACTTACAAAATAACTTTTGTCCAGGCGATTACAACTTGGTTGATGAGGGAGATATTGACTACATGATTGAGAAAGCGATTGATGATTTAAGAGATGAACTTGAATCAAAGATTGATGAACTCGAATCTGATAAAGAGTAAAACGAATTCATGCTACGTGGGGTAGCTGAATAAACAGAGATGTTATGTTAGGTGGGTACGACATGCCCACCTGATAGCAACGGGAGATAAATAAATGAAATATACAGTAACTATGGAAGTGATATATAGAAAAGTTGTAACAGTTGATAGCATATCTAAACCTTATGCTGAGAGAGATGCTAAAACTGTTATCTATCAAAGATGCCATGATGATGAAATTGTAAGAAGCATTGAGGTATTAAAAACGAGTGAAATAAAAACGGGAGATAAATAAAATGTTTAAAGACTTAGACTTAAAAGATGCTTTGGGAATCATAGGACAGTGCGACCATTACAAGGTTGAAGCTCAAGTAGATATTATAGGTACAGTACCAGTATCTTTAGCAATCACTGGACTAGAGGTACAAAGAGCAAAAGCTAGATTAGAAAAAGATATAAGAGATGCAATAGAGGAAAAGATAAAATCTTATCCATACTACATAAATTATACAAACATAGGTGATGTAAAATTTGTGTACTCAGATGAGGAGATAAATAAATGAAACCAACAATAGAAACTGATACGGACTTAGTGTTTGATGTTTGCGACCAAGTCGTGAACTATCCACAAAAGATATATGACTTGTTTGAGGATTATATGTACATGTATAGCATAGGCAGTGAGCATTACTTTAAACACAGAGACACAAGAGAATATATAAGTATCGGAGCAACATTATACCAATAGGAGAATAAATAAATGAAGACAGTTAAACACATACGTAAGCCGAATACAGTTTGGTCAAGCTATAAAATAAGTTTGTCCGACTATGATTTACTTAAATTAATTCATAACCTAGAAATAGGTGGCATTGATGAATTTAATAAGGAGTATATCAAAGATATTCTAGGTATAAAGTATAACCTTTATGCTGTAGAAAAACATGACGGAGGTACGTGGTATGGTAAAGCTAAAAACGTAATTCTTGAATTGAAGAACGGTAAGACTAGAGACATAGGACATTTTGAGGATAGAAAATAATGAAGACAGAAGATATATTACTTGAACTTGGTAAGGGTAGTACCCGTAGACCTAGAGTTATAGATGATAAAACATTTAATGAGAACTGGGATAGGATTTACGGCAAGAAAAAAAAGGAGGATAAACAAAATGATAAAAAGAAATCGTCATAAGACATCTTATAGAAGTAGTAAGAAAGTTAATCCTAAACGTAGGGCGCTGAAGAAGTTTAATAAAAAACTCAGACGCACTTATCAAGGAGGTATCGAATGAAGTGGTATCAACAATATAGTAATCAATACCGAGACAGTAAGATTAGGTTGGCATGTGGCTCTAACTTTTTAGAGGGCATGGGATTCTATGTAACTTTAAAACAAATGATAGCTGATAACTATGAGGGTGGTAAACCTGAAGTTGAGTTTGAGTTTGGATATTTAAAGACTGTGTTGGGCATAAAAAGTATGCGAACATTGGACAAACTTCTAGCAAACTTGAGTGAAAGTGGAGTGATACTTGTGTCAAAGTCAGACAAAACTGTATCAATACTTATGCCTGAGATTGAGGAAACACAAGACAATTATACTAAGAAGTGTACGAACAATGTACGTACTACATTACATAACAATACAAAACATAACAATACAATAATAGATATAGAGGAGGTAAGATAATGATTGAAACATTAATAATATTGTTTGCTTTATTTTCTATTGCAATAGCTGTATGGTTTTGTAAGGAGTAGGAAATGAAAAAAAAATTTAACCCATTTGGAAATACATTATACTTTCCAAGTGATTGGCATAGACCTGATGTAGATACCATGATAGCAGTTCGTGAGATGTACGAGACGGGCAGTATTTCTAAGTTGCTAGTCAAGGCATACCCTGACGGAAATGATGACGGTAGAGGGCTACATAAGAAGTATTTAAAATATAAGGAGGTGTAATGCTTGATGATAATGATATAAAGAATCTGTTTACTATGATGACTACTTTGTTTGGGCATAAGTTCAAGAGTGGATATGGTACTGGGATGCAGGGGAATAAGTTATCTGTTACAGGTAAGGTGTGGCAACGTACACTCAATGGTGTACCACATATCAGACAGGTGATAGATAAATTATTCTTACCTGATAGCGCAATCTTTCAGAGCAAGGAATGGTGTCCTGATTTGAGAGAAGTTATGCAGATGTGCCTTGACATATCGAAGAACATAGAGCAGAATATAAAAAGTAAAACATTAAAGTTAGAGACGGATGACCACAACGTAAGATTCTCTGAGTTCTACGTTGCGAATCATAAGGGTGATAATGATAATGATTATCAGTATCATGTAGATAATATAAAAAAACACGGGAGAAATAAATGATAGACAGACTGAACGGAAGTATTGATTCATTGAAAAGGATAAGCGACCTATGTAAAAGGATTAATCAAATCAATGCTGAACATAATGGTGCTAGAAACACAGACCTAGATTCAGTAATAAAATTATGTGATGACATGGTTGAATCATATCAAGAAATGATAGACGGTATCATGGAAGATATGCACAGAGAATCAAGAGGTTACAAAAAGGGAGACTTATCAAATGAAACTATTAACTGATGCTAAGAACAAAAGTCAAATGGTATTGGCGCACTTGCAACACTATGGAAGTATAACTACATGGGATGCAATCACACAGTACAAAGCAACAAGACTATCAGCTATTATATTTAATCTTAAAGAGAAAGGATATAATATTGAGAGTGTTAAGAAAGACGGTGACGGGTGTAAGTTTGTTGAATATATATTACATGAGAAAAGGGAGGACGCAGTATGATTGATAAGCTAGTTAACTTCTTTTGTGATTTACCTGATTCAGTACAGGTATTCATAATAGTGTCAGCTATCGTATTGTTTTGGGAAGTAATCTTATAGTGGCTAAACCACCTAGTAAGAAGACTAAGGAAGAATACAATAGGGCAGTTGAGTTCGGTTGTGTTGTCTGTAAAAAACATTATGGACTACGCACCGAGCCAACCATACATCACTTGACAGGTGCAGGTATGGGATTAAAAAGTAAAAGATTTATTCCGTTATGTCCTGAACATCATCAAGGTAATCAAGGAGTGCATCACAATACTAAACTATTTGAGGAACGATTTGGTACACAAGAAGATTTACTTGATTGGTACTTGCAAAACATAACTGAGTAGAATATAATAACCTAAACAAATGGAGAAAAAAATGAACACAGAGACAATATCAAAACAGATATGGGATACACTTAGTCCTATTGATTGTAGTAAACACGTAGAAAAGAAAGGTAGTGGTAACTTTGTAGCTACATATCTATCTTGGACTTGGGCATGGGGAATCTTAATGGAGAACTTTCCTAAATCTTTCTATGAGTTTGCGCCTAACGAAACACATGCAGACGGTACAGTTACAGTACATTGTATTGTTAATGTTAATGGAATCATAAGGAAGATGTGGTTGCCTGTTATGAATCACATGTTTAAAGCTACAGTTAACCCTGATGCTAGACAGATTAGTGATGCCAAGATGAGATGCTTAGTTAAATGTATAGCTATGTTTGGGCTTGGTCATTACATCTATGCAGGAGAGGACATACCGTCAGCAGATAAAGAAAAGAGTTCTGATAAACAGGTAAAGAAAGAACCAAATGAAAACCAAGTACCACCTAAACATCAAACCAATGAGGTCAATGATGCTATCAAGGGAGACCTTGAAAAACTAAAAGCTAATCTCAATAAGGTTAAAGATATCAAAGATGGAGTAGAGAAACTTGGGCAGTCTATATAATTTAAGAGCCAGTCAGATAGCAAGAGTCATAGGGAATGACGACTATTGTTCAAGGCAGAATCATTTTGCTATTCTGATTGGCGAGAAAGAAGACAAACCTGTTAATGAAATGTATACCTCACACGGACATGAGTGTGAAAAATATGGAGTAGCGCATGTCATGATTGCTACCCAATCTCTCGTTGTTGACTGTGGCTCTGAATTATTAGGGTCGCAGTTTACGATGACAGAAGATTACATGAGTACAGATGACACGTTAGTGCAGTTATCTTGTACACCTGACGGGTTTATTGATGAGAAAAATGCAGTGGTTGAAATCAAATCACCGTATTTTGTGCAGGAAGATTTTGATAAATATATTAAAAGATATTTACCACAAGTATATTTCCAACAGTATCTTGTAAGGAGAAACAGTAGGAAGAATAATGCTGACGGTACATACTTTTGTATATATCAAAAGGGTAATACAAAGTTATATTATATACCTTACAATGAGGACTATATTAATAACTATATGTTACCAAAGGTAGATGAGTTTGCTAGATACTTATTGAAAGGTAGTCTTGACAAAGACTTCTTAACAAGAAGAAAGAGCAAAGAATCATTTATATACAACGGGGAGGTACAATACAATGAGTGCATTTAAGTTACCCAGTATTGAGCTAGAACAATTAGTAGATTACGTAGAGAAACTTGGACTACAGAAAGCTGAAGCTGAGAGAGAACTACATAAGCTAACTGAAAATAAAAAGGTTGCTATGGCAGTAGCATTACTTAACTGCGCTGATGTTAAAGGAACACAGGCGCACAAAGAAGCTATTGCTATGACAGATGAGGGTGTTGTTATGTATATAGATAAGATAGCAGATGCTAAGAAATTAGTAACTGAACTTACCAGTAAGATATCAGCACAAGAACATAGGTTAAGATTGTTTCAAACTCTAAGTGCTAATGAACGTAGAGAGAAAGGATTTTACCAAAGACTAGGAGATTAATATGGCAAAGTATATAAACCTTGCAATTAAAAATGCAGACACAGGAGAGAGAATATACATTAAGTTATTCACTAACGATAAAGAGTACGGTGAAATCAATGAAGTGTTATTCAAGAAAGTAAAGATAATAAGTGAGACTGAAAACAGAAATGCACAATCATTTATGGGTAACAGTAAGTACAAGAACTTAAACAAAGAGGGTAAAGATTTTACTATCAATACTAAAGATACATATGAGTTCTCAGGTTGGTTAAAAGAAGATGACTATGAAACTAAGAAAAAGATAGATGAAATAAAAGAAGTATTCGATGGGAAAGGTACACCATTTTAAAGGAGAATATAATGGAAGAAAAGAAACAAACGTATTGGGATACGTGGTATTCACGTCCTGAAAACAGGGAAAGAAAAAAACAATATGCAAAGGAAAGGTATTATAAAAAGAGAGATGATATCTTAAATAGAAAAAAAGATAGGTTGTCTAGTGAATCAGAAGACCAAAGACAAGCTAGACTACAAAAGATGAGGGAGTATTATTATTCAAGAAAAAACAATGACAATCAAGATAGATAAAGACATACCTATTAGAGAACCAGGTAGACCTGTACTAAAAAAGTATGAAGAATACTATGATACTGTAGATATTATGGAGCATGGCGATTCTTTTTCTGTAGATAGTATGAGGACTGCACAAGCTATGAGAGAATATTCTTACACAAATAGGTTTCGTTTGAAAAATAAAGATGCTAAGATTGTAACTAAACAAATGTCCTCTAACGAGTACAGGGTGTGGAAAATATTTGAAAGCTGAAATGCTATCTATGTTATGCGCTAAGTCAATGAACCTAGAAGTGAGTTCACGTAACCATGACGCAGTAACAACAGAAGATATATCACACTTCTTAGGTACTTGTAAACTTAAGAACAGGGAATACGATATACTCATGGCTAAGTATGTAGATAGCCATGAGTCAAGAACATCTTTATATGATGATATCTTTATAGAATGTTGTGATATCTTTATGAAAAACCATAAAGCTAGTGAGCTAAGAGGAGAGAAGTTCTTTATGAGAATGTTTATCTACCTAGCATTTCGTGAAATCTTTTATGAATCTTGTTTTGTATGTCAAGGCAGAGGAACAATATCAAACGGAGACAGGATAGAGAAGTGTATGCATTGTGATGGTACAGGACAATTTATATATGATGATGATAATAGACCTGAGTTTATGGGAATAGAAAAAGAAAGGTTTATGAAGTTTAAGAAATCATATATGGAAATGTTAAACATGATTAGGGATATAGAGTTAAGTGCGCTAAGTAAAATAGGTGATGAGTAATGACAACAGCATTAGTAAGAATTAAAGAAGATAAACAACTGGTTGGTATATTTACTTACCAAACAGAATATGTTGGAGAATTATTTAATTTAGTAGACCAATGTATGAACCCTAATGAATGTGAATATATAGAGATTCATTACGGTGGGTTCTACTGGTTTGATAAAGTAGATAATATAAAAGGATTAAGTGAAATGACTGACAGAGAAATAAACGAGGGACAGCGCTATGATAATGCTACCCCATGTGAATATCTTTGTGATACTATGAATGATGCAGAGGATATGTGGCATGACATTGATAGAGAAACTTAAATGGTTCAGTTCATTTGTATTAACTATAGGAATTATACTCACCTCGTATAATATTTACCCTGCTAATCTCTATGTTCAGGTGGTCGGGGTACTCGGTTGGTTGTTAACGGGTATCCTGACTAGAGATAATCCACTCATATTTATTAATTCAGTAGCTTTTGTTGTTCTTGTGTCAGGTATTATGTATTCCTGGTAGGATATAGGGGGATAGAATGGACGTTATCACGTTTATTCTAATTCCCTATATCAATAGTACCGACTAGTGAGTAACTCTATTGTCGTCCTCTGTAGATACCTTATCTGAGCTATCAATGTTTTCCTCTGATGTAGCATCTTGAATTGCTGATAACTTGGGTGCGAGGGTAGGAATCTTAGCAACAAGTCCTTGTAATTCCTCAATCAGTTCAGCATCTGACTTATGTTTGTTATCTTCCATGTTGATATTAATATTCTGTGATGAGTAGTTACCCAATTCTAATATTAGTTTAGCGCAGTTAAGACGTACTGAGTCTTGGTCTGAATGTAATAGGTCTTCAAGTACATTGATTGCCTTGCCTGATACAGATGTGATTCTTTCTTCATTAATCTTTCTGATTTCTTTTTCGTATTTTCTTTTTAGATAGTATCCCATTTGAGATGGGTTCTTATTATATCCTGCTTTCTGTGCTGACTTGGTTGCGTTAGCCAGTGTATCTCCACTTGTAAAATATTCTACAAATAGTTTTTCTTTCTTCTCATCTGCTACTCTCATTCTTCCACCTTTTTCATTATCCACTCTTTGAGCTTGTTCGTTTGATGTTCAGGTACTGGTATATCAAGTCTGAATTTAATCCATGACTTGTCCAATACTAAACTCCCATCTATATCTGTTCCCTCTTTATCTCCTGATATGTGAGAGACTATAGTTATAGTTTTATCATTTTCCTCAACTATTAAACCGAGTGATACACAGTCAGCTAGTTCAGGTTTTAATTCTTTGATGTCCGTCCACCCGTGTGTTGGGGTGACTGCGTCCTCCCAATTTAGGAAAGTAATTATTGGTTGCATTATTTATTCCTTAGATAATTAAGATAGTCAGCGCCCTCCTCAACTTCCCAAAATACTTTGATGAAGTCAGGATGGTCTTCAGTTAAGTTGGTATTAAATACAGCAACAGCACAAGCTGACATCATCTTACATGGAAGATTAAGTTGCTTTGCAAAGTTGTCGTACTTCTTATATGAACCTACTTGTACACAGTGCATAATCTTATCTGAGTTAGCATCCTTGATAGGGCTATATCCTGATACATGAGTATGACCTGCTATAAGTAAGTGGTCTCTTGCATTGAACAATGCGTGTTTAACAATACCGTGTGCTGTATTGTACATTGAATGTCCTCTAAAATTATGAGAACAATTTACTTTGATTTCGTGGTTAGGTAATTTGATTTTAAGTCTTGCGTTATGATTAGAGTATACAGTCTTTAGAGGTTTACACATCCAGTTGATTGGGTCACCCTCCATAGCCCACATATCATGGTTACCTGCAACAATAAATATATAAGGTGTTGCATTGACTAACCATTCTACAAGCGCCCACTGTTGCTCCCCATTTGTCGTTTGGTCTGCCCATAATCCTGCTAACTTACCACGTCTAGCCCAGTTATTAGATAAATCCCCAACAGAACAAGCATACATACCATCTGTTTGATTAACAATATCTATATGGTTTCTTAATGATATCCAATCACACCCATCATCATCAACGTGTGGGTCTCCTTGTATATATAATCCAATAGGTTTCTTATCATCTATCTTTATGTTGATAAACTTTTCAGACTTTTCTCTTGCTTCTTTTCTTTTGAATACTTCTGTTCTTGCATTGATTAGTTCTTCTGTAGACCAATCAAGATTCTGAGCTTCTTCTAATTCGTAATTCTTTGTAATCTTAGGACTAACTGTTTTTTTATTACAAGTCCTGCACTTCCATCTTTTTCTTTTCTTTTCTGTACCACAATGACCTGCTTTAATTAAGTGAGTTGAATCACAATGAGGACATTGTAGGGCATTACCATCCTCGTCTCTTTGTATGATACCTACTCTACTATAGTTACCACCATTATTGTTGATTTGGTATGTCATTTATTTTCTTCCTCATTTATTAAATAATCTAAGTACCATCTTGCTTTCTTTAAATCTTGCACAGGTGTACCCTTATACGGAAATCTTGTAACATACTTGATGATGTTACCTCGAACATAGTCCATATCCCATGACCGTATATACTTAGTAGTTTCTATCCCCTTTGTGTAGTGGGGTGGATTACTAATAAGGTCTTCTTTCTTCTTGCTCATCAATCTTATCCATTATCTCGTCCCAAGTTATTGGTAGACAATTAAAGAATACTACACCACCGTACTGATAGTCAAGTCTTCCTCTTATCCTGTCTTTGATACTGAACCTAGCATTAGGTTCTATGGCATGGATAGCCCTGATGATTTGCATTTCCCTTTTTGTATAAGGGATGTTTGCGCTCATAGTTATCTCCTATTAGTTTAAGCATATAGCCATCTAGTGATGTAATATGACATAACTAATATTAGTATAAATTCTAAGACTGATATCTCAGGTCTTAGATATTTCGTCCTTACCTTACTTAGTAAGAACTTAATTAAGTTTATCATGGCATGAAACCTCTGCTATTTCTAGCTTTAATTAGGTTTCAAAACACCCACTCTAGTCTTGTGAGTTCTATTTAGTTCTTCTTGAAACTTAATCCATTTCTTTATTTGTTTCTGTTTCTTTGTTTCTTTCTTTACCACTTTTTGCATGACCAATACCTAGCTGTTAGTTTAGATTTAGCAGTATCACACTTGTGTCTTGCTCTAAATGATTTACGTCTTGATGGTATGTTCTTTTTAATCTTCATGTTAGCATCACCAAATCTAATGAGCTTAATCTTGTCTCCCTCTTTGGCTAATACAGCAAACTTCTTACCACCTTTACGTGAGTTCTTTGGTTTGTTATATCCTGAGAATTTTTCACCTGCTCTTTCTACTGTCATTATCTATTCTCCACTCTACGATTGATAATCTCTTATCTATTTTTAGTAACTCTTTCATTATATCTTCTTTAATCTTTTGGCGCTCAATAACATTATCAGGAGATGGTATTATTTGATTGTCCATATTTACTAGTATAGACATCTTCTGATTAAGTATGTTTACACTATCATGTATATTTAATAAGCTAGTAAATAAATACCCTAACATTGCTAACAACAATGGTATTGCTGCTGTAATCAATTTATCTATCATCTGCGAGTAGCTGCCGAACCAAAATAAAAACCCGATATCGCTGCTAGAAAATGTGTATCTGCTGTAGTAATTACGATACCACTTAAACCTTTAAATGCTGTAACCTCTTGGGTACTGCCAAATATCCACCAACCCTCTTTAACTTGTTCAAGATACATAAGATGTACTTGTACTGATGGGTCTAAGAATACTGCTATTTTAGGTAGACATATAATAAATATAACTGATAATAATGCCATCCATCTTCTTGTTACGGATTGAAAGTGACCACCATGTTTTCTTGCGTCATCAACTGATGCTCTTTCTATCTCTGCTCTTTGCATGAGATATCGTTGTTGGTCTGCATTATCCTTAGAT